GCGTCGACCGGCACCACCTCCACCGCCACCACGTCGACGGCTGGCGACGCGCCGCGGACGAAGACGTAGTTGGCCGGGTTCAGCGCGTCGCCCGCACCAGTCGGCGACACCATCAGCACGGGCTCGTCGAAGGCAACGCGGATGATCGTCTTGTCCTGCGCGGTCGCGCCCGACACGACGGGCCGCACGACGTCCTCAGTGTTGAAGGTGTAGGTCGCGGCGACGAGGTCGGTGCTCGCCCCGGTCGTGTCGACCTGCACGGTGACCAGTACGTCTGGGAGGAAGTCGACGTCTGGATCGATGACGACGCGCAGGGTGTTCGCGTCGGGCGACGTCGCGGATCCGGTGAACCCCACCTGGAACCCGCCGCCGTTCAGGTCGTAGGCGAGGACGCCATCGATCCGAATCTCCAGGTCCGTGATGCCGCCGGTGCCCGCGGTGTCGTGGACCTCAACCTCCACGTCCGACTCGACCGGAACCCCGACCTCGGACGGCTCCGGGATCCGGTTGATCAGGCGCGTGATGAGCGAGGCGTTCGTGCCCGCCTGCGCGCCCACCGGGAACGCGAGCGCGGCCGCGCCGGTGCCCCCGGTGATCTGGATGCTCGACCCCGAGCCGAAGGCGTTGGAGGTCAGGCGGACCGCGCCGCCATCGTCGATCGCGGTGAGGTTCCCGAGCGCCGCCTGGATGACGGCCGCCACCTCCAGCGCGGTCGCGGCCGCGATGTCATCGAAGTCGATCGCGTTGAAGGTCACGACGACCGGACCGCCGGCGTCGACGTCGACGGACAGCGTCTGGAGGTCGGCGAGCGCGTACGGCTCCGAGAGCGTCGCGAGCGCGGTCCCCTGCGTCGCGTCGTTCAGGTCCTCGCGCACGAGGTCGAGCTGGACGCTGGGTAGCTGTACTGATGTGCCGAGCGGCATCAGGCGGCCACCAGCTCAAGGCGCAGCGCGACGGTGTCGGGCGGCGACGATGCGGCGAGGGAGATGGCGATGTCGCGCAGCGTCAGCGACCGCGGCTCCGCGCGCAGGCGGCGGGTGTAGACGACGGTGCCATTGAGGCGCGCTGTGAACTCCCACTCCACCGCGGGCGACGTCGGCAGCGCCTCGGGCAGCAGCACGTCGACGTCGAGCCGCACGAGGCCCGCCTGCGCGTCCGGCGTCCCGATGACCTGCGCGACCTGGTGGTAGTCGCCGACGTTGAAGTAGCCACCCTCGCGCGTCGCATGCCCAAGCTCGTAGACCCACGCGCCGCTCGCGAGCTGGATCCGCCCCTGCGCCGTCCCGCGGTCACGGAAGAACGGGGACAGCGCAGTCGGTGCCGCGAGCGAGTGAGCGCCGGAGTCGAGGACAACGAGGGCCACGCCATGCCCCTACAGGAAGAAGACGTCGAACGTGGCGATCGCCCCGCCGGAGGTGAAGGTTGCGAGGGTGCTTGAGATCCCCACCTGGATCCCGCTCGCCATCGCGAGGCCCTCGGGCACCTCGATCTCACCGTTGAGCACGCCGCCGAGGGTGGTCGCCGGGTTGTCGACGGGGAGGCCGTATCGAAGCACCGGCGTCTCCCCTCCACCGGGCGGCGCCGCGAGGTCGAACACGTGGAGGTAGGCGGTGCCTGCGCCGCCGATCGATGGACCATCGATCACCATCCGCACGCGGAAGAAGACTCCCGCCGCGTTCTTCGCGTTGTGCGTCGCCTCCAGCGCGCCGCCCGTCGACGACTTCGTCAGCGCCCCGGGCGCGACGATGACGGGCGCACCGGTGATCCCGATGTGCTCCCCGCCGTCACCGACGAGGGCATGGCCTGGCACCTCCACGGCGCCGTCCTGAAAGGTGCGGATGTCGTCGCCGGAGGCGTCGATCGCACGCTTGATTACTGCGGGTGTCAGGGGCATCGAATCCTCCTCATGTCTGTCGGGCCACTTCGAGGTGATCGAAGAACCCGCGCCGTGTCACGTCCTGCACGCGGAACCCCATCCCTGCACGACCGGACGTCAGCGGGGCAGAGCCGGTGTTCACCCCGAGCGCGTCGTCTACGAAGCCGTCGATGGTCGGCGACTGCGGTCCCTCCATCCCAGCGATCTGGAGCCACACCGGGGCGGTGACCGGGTTCGCTCCGAGGTCGCTCTCGAACACCTGAAGCAGCACGTCGCCGGTGCCCTGCACGATCATGTCTAGGCGCAGGTGCACCCAGGTCTCGTTCTCGAAGGTCTCGGTGGAGCGCATCAGGATGTTCGGGGACACCGCCGGCACCGCGCCACCGTCGGGCAGCCCCGTGACGATCGAGCCCTTGCGCAGCGAGATGTGCGCCGGCTCCGCGTCCGACAGTCCGAGCAGGTAGCCGATGTCGTTGACCGACGGCCCCTGCAGGCCGATGAAGAGGAACGGCGCGAACCCCGACGTCCCTCCCGACGCGCCACGCTTGACCGCACCCCGCACGCTCCCGCCGCTCGCCATCGGCGCGAAGTTGACCTGGTTGTTATGCAGGCCGACTGCACCGTTGACGATCGCGAGCGAGTTGAAGCCGTAGACGAAGTTCCCTCCGCCGTTCGGCTTCACGATCCCCGAGGTGACGCCGCGAGCCACCGAGGCGGTGGGGAGCGAGTCCGTGAGCACTGTCCACTCTGCCTGCGCCATGCCGTCTCCTATACCCCTTCGACCTCATCGATCCACCAGGACGCTGGGTCGTGGCGGATGAAGTGCGAGCCGAAGCCGTTGTCCAGTATGTCGACCGCGGTGCCTCCGGGCACGTCGCGGATCTGTAGGTCGTTCGCCGTCTCGTTGAAGACGAGGTACTGCGTCGCCGGCAGGATGCCGTCGGGCAGGCGCCCGCTCTCGTTGCGGAAGGTGATCGGGTACGCGAGCACGAGCAGGTGCGCGGTGCGGTTCACCCGGTCGGTGCCAGGAGACACGGTCACGTTGTCGAGGTCGCGGCGCACCGCCTCGAACGACTCGTACTGGAACAGTGACGCGGGGCCGATGGTGAAGAAGGAGAGCGTCGGCGCGGGCAGCGAGGTGATGATGGTGCCCCACTCCTCCTCGAAGTCCTCGAACGACTCCGGCGCACCGTCGAACGTCGCGAAGGTGAGGCCCGAGTTGGGCACGCCGAAGATGCCGAAAAACGGGATGAAGAGATCCGTGGGCGCGTCCCACGCCTTCTCGAAGTCCTCGTCCCCGAGGTCCGGCAGGAACTGCGCGTCCTGCAGCCCGGGCGCGAGGAGGATGACGTCGCCCCAAAGGTTCTCGAAGTCCTCGTCTACCTGCGTGCCGCCGTCGAAGAACGCGGGCTGGATGTCGACGAACAGTCCGCCGCTGAGGTCGGCGACGAACGTCTGCGCGAACGGCGGGAACCACCCCACCTCGAACGACTCCTGCCCCGACGTATCGGGGCCGCCCGGGTTGTCAGCGAACTCCGCGTACTCCTCCGCAGTGAAGACCTCCGTGGGGGTCCACTTGTCCGCCGCGCCGATCGGGCCGCCGATCGCCTGCGTCTCGTAGCTGCCATTGCTGACGGTCACGCGAGCGCCGCCCCGGTGTCGCCGTTCAGGATCGTGACGGTGCCGAGCTGCGGGAACTCCTGCACCTCGATCGACACGTCCGACCGGATGCCGTTGAGGAGGAAGTCGCCGAGGCCGTCGCCGACCTTTCGCACGCCGACCGTGTCGCGCACTACGTTGTGCACGTCGGACCAGGCGATCTCACCGGAGGAGTTGGCGCCGAAGTCGACGCCCAGGTTCGGGCCGCCGTCGGCCAGGTCGAGCGCGAAGAGGGCCGTGAGGTTGGAGCGGATCCGCGCATCGACGATCGACGCCGTCGCGAGGAACACCGTCGCCTGCACATCGATCGTGAGGTAGACGGGGTCGACGACGCTGAGCACGAACGTGAGCGTCTTCGGAAGCTCGACGCACACCTTCGCCTCCACCGCCGCCTTGAGCGCCGTCGACGGGAGGCCGCCGCCGTCGGGGATGATGTGCAACTGTCCGGCGTTCTCGTCGATGGCCGGACGCTCGTTCGACGTGAGCATGAGCGCGCGGCTCACCCCCGCTACCTTCTTCGCGTTGATCTCGAAGTCCTCGCGCGCGACCGTCCGATTGATGGCGCGGATCGACTCCGGCGCCGCCGCGCGGATGCCCTCCACCGACTGCCGCGGGCTCCCGCCGGACGCCTTGAGGGCGTTCGCGACGGTGACCGACTGCGGATTGCCGAACGTGTCGGCGTAGGAGACGTCGGCGCGTGCGATCGAGTTCGGCTCGACGTTCCCCGCGCTCCCGCCGCCCGTCTTGTAGTCGAAGGTGATCACGCCCTGCGGGATCGCCCCACTGAGCCCGTTCCCGAAGCGGATCGTCACCCGGTCGTTCTCATCCACTACGGTAGTGAAGTGGCGGTCGGCCGACGTGGAGGAGAGGAAGTTCTCCACCTCAGTGTAGGTGCCGTCGGCCGCGACGATCACCGCGGAGTCGTCGAGGTACGGGGTGTCGCTCAGTCGGTACTCCTGGTTCGCCAGCCCGGGCGACGTGAACAGCTCAGTGCTGTTGAGCGAGTTCTCCACCGTGAGGACGATGGACGCCGGACTCATGCCCGCGGGGATGGTCCCGCCGGTGAGCACCTGGAAGACGATCGGGTCGGTGATCTCCCTCGTGCGGAACGTGTCGCCGGCGGTGAACGCGACGGCGCCGATCGGTGGCGCGGCGAGGGAGACGGTGATGTCGACGGTGGAGGCCGTCGCGCCGGCGGGGCGGAAGCCGAGGAGCTTCGAGAGACCGATCAGGCTCTTGCGTAGCTGCGCGGTCGTGATCCGCGACTCGCGCGCCTGGTTGTCCTGGTAGAAGAGGAGGATGTCGCCGGTGAAGGCGAACAGCTCCAGCAGGATGTTCCCGAAGTTGGAGACGTTGAAGTCAGTCCAGTCGGGGAACGCGGACCGGACGAGGTTGATCAGACGCGCGCGGAGCGAGTCGAAGTCCTTGTCCGTGTAGTCGACGCTCTCGGGTAGCAGTGCCACGCGCCGAGTCTACGCCAGGCCCACCTCGACCTCCAGGCCCGGCAGCAGCACCTGGTTCCCAGGTACGTTGCGCCGGATGAGGTCGAACTGGACTCGGATCGCCATGATGACCGGCCCCTCGCCCGGCAGGGTCTCGGAGCGGAGCGTGACTCCGGTCACCCTCGCGCGCGGCTCCCACCTCGTGATCGCGCCGGCGACGTAGACGCGCGCCAGCTCCCGCGTCGTCTCGTCGTTCGCGCGGTGCCGGAGGAGGTGGAGGAGCGAGCCAAACTCGTCACGCCAGGGCAGCTCGCCCTCGGTGAAGTCCGACGCCGCGCGCGTGCCGAGTATCTGGCCGAGCGCCGCCCTCACGAGTCGCACCCCGCCATCCGCGGCCCAGTCGAGCTTGCGGTCGCGGACGAAGGGGCGGATGACCCCGAACCCGAGGAAGTCGCCGATGGTCGAGCGCGCGGCGCGCGCCGCCGCGGCCTCCGCCTGCGCGGTGAGGAGGTAGGTGGCGGACGCGCCGGCCGTGCCGGGCGAGCCGGGCGCCACCTCGGGGGAGGAGCCGCCTGGGCTGACGGGGTAGTCGGCGTCGGTGCTCATGCCTCGATGTTCCCTCCGCGGTCGACCGCGAACGCCCGCACGGTGATCGTAGTCCCGATCCAGCCACCCGTCCGCCGGACCGTGAAGCGGAAGCCCGAGTCGGGGCCGACCGTCGTAGGCAGGACGGTGGAGCCGGCGAGGTAGCGGGCGGTGAACGAGGCGCCGTCGTAGACCAGCTCTTGCGTGCCGTCCGAGAAGGCGACGGCGATCAGGTTGCGCGCGAACAGGCCGCTGTCGTCCGTGATGTCGAAGTCGATCGGGGCGGTCGAGGCGATCAGGGTGCCGGGGGTGGGCGCGAAGTTCTGCACCACCGGCGCCACCGTGTCGGGCGCGGGGCCGGCGGGCGTCGCGGTGTAGCCGCGGATCACGGTGAGCGCCGCGAGGCGCGCCGGGCTCACGACGGCCGCCCCCGAGACGGGGGAGGTGACAAACAGCGATCCGGCGAAGTTGGCCATGTCAGGTGAGCGGCGTCGTCCCGTTCTCGAACGGGATCAGGAGGTCGTTGCAGTACACGAACCGCTCACCTCCGACATCGATCGAGTCGGGGTAGTCGCGGTCGATGCCCTGCAGCCTGATCGTCGCAGTGAACCCCTTGGGGCCTACCTGCGTCGCGAGTCGCGTGACGCGCGCGAGGAGGATCGGGACGCCGGAATCTGCCCCGTCGCGCGGGTCCGTCCCCACGCCGCTCGACGCGTCGTACTGAGGATAGGAGTGATCGGAGTTGGCCGGCGAGTGGTCATACATCGCGCCCTGGAAGGAGACGAACGACTCCGACTGCCCGTTCGTTCCGTTCATGCAGAACCAGGAGCGGACCGCGGTCGTTCCGCCCTGCCACGCGCCCACTGTGATGGTGAGCGCGAAGGGGTTGCTGGGGATGTTACCGCTCGCCCCGATGATCCACAGTGACGGGTCCGGCTCCCCCGTCGTCGGCACGGCACGCGTGCCGACAAGCTCGGGGTAGGAGCCGACCGCGAGCGGCTCGTGCGCGAGTATGGAGTAGGGGTTCCCGGAGCCGTTCGTGTTCGTCCAGCACCGCCACGGGTAGACGCCGACCGTCGCACCGATCGGCGTGGTGTCGCCGGTCAGGTGCTGACGGTAGGTGCCGTCCGTCAGGAAGAAGGTGGTGTTATGGATCGACTGCTCGTCCGTCGCGGTCGGGCGGGTGGTCGCGCCGCCGCCGGTGAAGCCGTCGAGGGCGGAGACGGCTATCTCCCAGTTGATGTTCGTCGTCGCCCGCTGGATGCACACCGAGTACTCGCCGCCCGGGTCGACGGCAGTGAAGTAGGCGTCGTTGTTTCCGAGCCCGCCGGCGACCGCCGCGCCGCTCGTGATCGTGTTCGTGCCGGGCGTGGTCCCGTCGCTCGTCTGCGTGATGGAGAACCCCATCTGATCGCGCAAGAAGACGAGCAGGTTGAACATGGCGATCGCGCCGGTGGCGGGGGAGAGGTTGACGGTTGAGACCTTTGCCATGCTCGTTCTCCTACTCGGTGTTCCCGCTCGCGTCGACGGCGAAGGCGCGCACGGTGATCGTGGTGCCGATCCAGCCGCCGGTACGGCGCAGCGTGTAGTGGAAGCCGGAGTCGTTCCCGATCGTCGTCGGCGTGACCGACGAGCCGGACAGGTAGCGTGCGGTGAACGCGACGCCGTCGTAGGCCAGCTCCTGCGTGCCGTCCGAGAAGGCGACCGCGATCATGTTCCGCGCGAAGGTGCCGGAGTTGTCGGTGATGTCGAAGTCGACGGGGGCGGCGGCCGCGATCAGGGTGCCGGGCGTCGGAGTGAAGTTCTGGATCACGGGTCGGACCACATCGGCGCCGCCCGCGGGCGGCTCGCAGTACAGCGAGAAGCCGGTGACCGAGCCCTGGCCGCCGCCCGTCGTCTTCATCGGCGGACCGGGGAGCGCGAACCCGGAGGGCACGGCACTCTGATTCTCGTTCGTCGCCTGCGCAGCCATCACAGTATCGGGGTAGTGGCCCCGTCCCAGATGAGCCACAGCGCGCCGAAGAGTCCGGGCTGATAGACCTTCGTGAGTCCGGTGTCGGTGTCCATCGCGTTGAGGCCCGTGCCGGACACGGCAGCGAGGAGTCGCGAGCGACCCTTGTACGCGCCGCGGGCGGAGCCGGGGTTCTTCCCCGTCGGCGGCGCCTGGTAGGTCGCGTCGTCGGCGCAGTGGAACCAGTCCACGCCAGCGATGACGTCAAAGTCGCCGTCGTAGATGTTGAAGCTGGAGGCGTTCAGGATCTCGACCCCGCTCGACGCCAGTGCGAGGTCTCCGATCATCACGCTCCACATGACTCGCTCCGTCGCCGGCGTCCGCTGGAACGCCATCGGGAAGGAGGCGCCGGTGATCGCCACGTGGTCGGGGAACTTTGCTGACGACGCCCACCGCGCCTCACGAACGCGGGCCGAGTGCCACAGCGTCTGCACGGTCGAGACCTCGTTGCCCCAGCACCACACGACGGCGGGATCGCCGTCGCCGGCCTCCGTGTTCGTCAGGACGTCGAGCATGATGCCGCCGCAGTAGTTGCCGCCGGGCGATGGACGACAGGCCGCGTAGAACGCGTAGCCCTCCGCCGCGCCACCGATGCAGTAGTCCCACACCTGCGCGCCCGCCGCCGTCCCCGTGAACTCCTCCCCGTTGTTCGTGCCAGTTCGGTTCGTCCCGAGGATGATCACCTCCTCGGAGCCGGTCGGCGCAACGGTCGGACTCGGCGCGCCGTCGCCGCTGTTCACGAAGCCGCCGGCGTAGGCGTAGCGGACGATCCAGTCGTCGTTGTGGGAGGGGTTCGTCTGCTGGAAGATGAACTCCCGACCGTTCGGCGCGACGATGCGGAACCAGGACGCGAGCGTCCCGAGACCGTTCGCGAGCGCGCCGCCGTAGGTGGAGGTCGTGAGTACGTCGCCCGACGGCCCCGCCGCGAGGCCGTCGCCCGACTGCGGCACCGTCCACCCGGCCGCCTTCAGCAGCGTCTTGAGCTGGAGGATGCCGGCGTTCACGCTCGCCTGGACACTGTTCACTGTAAAGGCAAAGGCCATCGTCTACACCACCGGCCGGGTCAGGCCGTCCCAGGGGATCGACACGAGGCCCAGCGACATGCGAGCGAAGGGCGTCGACCCGCCCTCCGGTCGCATGAAGCCGATCGAGGAGTGGCTTGTGAGGAACAGGGTCGACCGCCCCTTCTTCCCGACCTGAGTCGCGCCCGTCCCGCGCCAGTACCACACCGGGTTCTCCTCCACCTCGCCGGCGAGGTTCACGCCGGCGCCCGAGCCCACCAGGGCGCGGAACTGATGGCCGCCCCCCGCCTCCCCGCTGATCATCGTGATCGGGTAGTTCACCCATAGGTCAGTAACGCCCTTATCGTACCACCCGCGACAGCTCCCTATGTTCGTGGTCGAGGTCACGTAGCCGATGTCGATCGGGTTCGAGGAGATGTTGGCGAACACCGCGCCACTGTCCGAGTCGAACACGCACCCGACGACCGCCGGATCCGGGTCGAGGGACGACCCGTCCTGCACCACGTCGAGGAACAGGACGGTGCTGTAGCCCGCCTCGAAGGTGGACCTCGACCGCGCGCCGAAGAACCAGGAGAAGTTCTCCGCGGTGCTGCCTACGAGGACGTCCACGTAGACGGTGCCGTCGCCGCCGTTCAGGAAGAAGTTGGCGGTGTTCGCCGCGATGACCTGCTCGTCCGCCGCGGTCGGCCGAACCGAGGTGGTGGGCGCGCCGCCAGTGAAGCCGATGTCGTCGGACGAGTACAGGATCGTGACCCGCCCGTTCGTCGCGCTGTCGTTGTGGACGAGGAACTCGCGACCGGGCGTGCTGTTCGTGCAGCGGATCCGGTACCAGGCGCCGGTGTTATCGAGGGACCCGGCGTAGGGACCGCCGGCGTCGAGGACGTCGCCGCCGAGGTTCACGCCGCCGACGCCATCGCCGGAGCCGAAGACGACCCAGTCGAAGGAGGCGACGAGCGCCTCCTTCAGCATCCACAGGGCCTCGCCGTACGTCGCCGGCGCCTGGTTCGGTGAGAGAGTGTAGGCCACGGCGCGATTCTACTCGGCGTCCGCCTCAAGGGCGAGTGCCGCGCCGTAGCCGCGGAGCGCGATGGCCGTCGCCTCCTCAGGCACGAAGGCCATCGGGTCGTCGTTGAGCGGGGAGTCGGGGTGCGAGACGTTCAGGTGGATGTACCTCATACCCTCCGCGTCCGCGTGCCCCGCCTCGACGAGCGAGTTGATCCGCTGCGTGTAGCGCAGGTCGACCCAGGTGAGGCGGTGGATCGCCAGCTCCAGCGAGCGGAGGAGGACGTCGACGGTCGACAGCTCCTGCGTCGCCTCCCGCACCATCGGGCGCGGGTGCGGCGTGTTCGCGATCGACAGGTCGACGTGCGTCGCTCCCGCATCGATGGCGGCGCGTAGCGGCGTGACGACCTGGATCCCGCCGTCGACGCACCACCGGCCGCGGACGAGGCGCGGGCGGAAGATGCCCGGGTTCGCGGACGAGGCATAGACCGCCTCCCACAGCGGCACGTAGGTCTCGTCGACGGTGAAGTAGGCGACGGCGCCCGGCGCCCCCTCCTCCACGTCCGCCGCCTCACCCGGCGGCTGCGTCAGTGCGGAGATGCCGATGCGCAGTTGCTTCCCCGACGCCGCGACCGCGCGCGCGTCGAGGTGCCTCTTCAGCAGCTCGATCGTCGGGTCGGAGTTCATCGCCGCGGAGTCCCAGAGTGCGTGCACCCTCCCGAGCGGGAAGTGGCGCCGGAGGAGGTCCGACGTCCTCACGCCCAGCGCGAGGGTGTGGAACATCGCCGCGGCGTCGGTGAGGTCGTGGAACATGGCGACCGCCGCCGCCGCGAAGGCACCGGCCGACACGCCGGCCGCGCCCGCGTACTGCACGCCCGCCTCCGCGCGGCGCCTGAGGTACCCGGCGTGCCACGCCGACCCCGCCGACCCGCCCCCGGAACCAGCCCACCACCTGACATCGCTCGCCATCGTGCCTCCGCCCGCGAGGCCTCCCCTTGCCGTGCGTCCGAGGAGCCTACCGCGCCCGTCGGCACCCGACCAGTGGGGGCACCCGCCGCGCCGCGCCACGCGCCCGCCCCGGCCCTGCGCCCCCGGTGCCCGGCCATCGACGCCCGCGGGGCGTGGCGGGCGGCACAGGGCCGCCCAGGGGCACGGGCGGGGCGCGTCGGCGCGGCCCCTCAGTGGCCCTGTGTCGCCAGGGGCCGGGCGTCCGCCCGACCGGCCGGGGTTCCCCGGTCGCGGCCGACACGGCGGCGGGTGCGCGGCGGCCCGGGGGTCAGACGGGGATGGCGGCCCGGACGGTCGCGAGGACATCGACGAGGTCGGCGACGGTCGCCGCCGCCACCTCAACGTCCTCCCCGATGTCGCCGAGGGTGGGGATCTCAGGGAGGCCGGGCACGAGACCTATGAAGGTGTTTATCACCGCGATCAGGTCGTCGACCGGACCCGAGCCCGCCTTCAGGTTCGCGAGCTGCGCGGCTAGCTGCTCGTCCGCGCACGCGACCGCGTCGCGCAGCTCATCGAGGTTCTGCTCCTCCGCGATGGCCGCCGCGTCCGCGATGGCCGCCGCCTGCTGCGCGAGGCCCTGCAGCGCCTCCGACACGCCCGACAGGTAGGCGATGATCACATCGATCAGGCCGAGGATCATGAGCGGCACCGAGAGCTGCGGGATGAGGGAGGCGAGCTTCGCCACCTTCTGGATCAGGTTCGCGACCGCGTCGACCACGGCGCCCGGGTTCGTCACGAGGCCCGGCACCGCCTCGGCGAAGTCCTTGATCGACAGCACCGCGCCGATGATGTCGAAGATGGGGGTGAGCGGCGCGAGGACGGCGGAGCACTGCGCCATCATCTGCTTGCTCAGCTCCAGCGGCGTCGGCCCCCCGGACGTCGGCACCTGTG